AAGACTGCAATCTATTGTTTCTTGTATGGTGGTGGTGATGAGAAGTTTGGTAAGACTGTTGGTTGCACGGCATACAAGGCCAAGCAAATCAAGAACAAACTTCTATCAAACATCCCCGGACTTAAGAAGGTTATTGATAATTGTCGCTTTGATACTTTAAATGCTGGGTCTGTAAAGCCATTTAACTGGCGACCTATTCCAGTACGCAAGGAACATGCGGCTCTCAATACACTATTACAATCTAGCGGAGCTCACATTGCCAAGGCATGGGCCTGCGTAGCAGACCATAGACTAAAGCTTGAGATTGGTTCCGATAAGTTTGGCTGGGTTGCTTCTGTGCATGACGAGCTTCAGATTGAATGCCATCCAGACTATGCTCATAAGATTGGAAACATTCTTTGTGAGTCAGCAACTACAGCTGGAGATCTAATGAAGTGTAATTGTGTTATTGAAGCCGAGTATAAGATTGGTTCTAACTGGTCGGAGACACACTAATGACAGATGCAGTTTACTTTATGAGACAAGTAAACGAGTTTATAGCTAGTAATCCAAGACATCCAATTGTTGTTGAATACCAAAGAGGTAACATTGGACTTGGTTTTATAATTCGTAATTGGAAGGAAATACAGAATGAGAATTTTTCAGATAAGTGGCAAGGGCAGAGTTGGGAAAACAACAGTAGCTCAAGAGCTACAGAAGAAAGCATTTGAATCTGGCTTTATTCCTGTTATCCTTCCGTTTGCTGATTCATTAAAGAAGGCAGCACTAGAGTTAGGATACTCTAAGGAATCAAATCCAGAAGAGTATCGTAAGTTCTGCCAAGAACTTGGTGCTGGTAAGCGTAAAGAAGATCCTAATTATTGGATCAATAAAACATTTGAGTCTATTCAAAACTATATGTTAAAGGAAGTAGATAATCAAATGGAAGATAAAGAGTTCTGGGAATATGTAATTATTCAGGATGATGTAAGATACATGAATGAGATTGCTCTTGGTAGAGAGCTAGCTGCTATTCAAATCTTTATTGATTCCGGTGGTCGTACACTACCAGAACATGACGCTGAGTGGAGAAACCACGAAAGCGAAGAGCTTGCTAACAAAGCTGAAGAATCATTTGGTAATATCAACAGTAACTATGAAGACTTGTTTGATATTATTCTATTCAATGGTTCTACTATTGAGCATCTAAAGGAAGATATTAACTCTGACTTTGATGCTTGGATTGAACTCGGTAAATTAGAAATTGAAGAAATGGATTGGACAGAAGAGGATGAATAAGCCAAATGAAGCAATCCTTGACGGAGATATTCTGGCCTATAGAGCAGCTTTCTGGGCAGACCAAGAAGGCATTGATGCGTTGCAAGAAAGAATCGACCAAGACATCCGTAACTGGACTCCCCCTGGTATGGACAAGGTTTATATTGCTATGTCATGCCCCAGAGAAAAGAACTATCGAAGGCTTTTCTGGTCTGAGTATAAGAAACATAGAGAAGATGTCAAGCCACCAGACTCAATGAAGTATGCACTTGAGTGTATCTATGATACTCAACTAACTACTCGTTGTGTGGATAGGCTAGAGGCAGATGATCTAATAGGTATGCTTGTCTCAGAGGGTCGTTGTATTGGTGTTACAGTAGACAAAGATCTCCGTCAGATTCCTGGATGGCACTGGAATCCTGACAAAGAACCAGAATCAGTCCTGATTTCAGAGGAAGATGCTGATACTTATTTCTATCAACAATGGATTACTGGAGATTCTACTGATAACATTTGGGGTCTTTGGAAGTTTGGTCCAGCTAAAGCAAAGAAGATTTTAGAAAACAACCCCAAGGAAACTTGGGATTCTGTGATTATGGATCTTTATAGAAACGAAGACTGGGGCAAAAGACCTGATAATAAAATACCAGAAGGAATGACCAGAGAAGAGTTTGCTTTGGCTCAAGCAAGGTGTGTTAGGATTCTAAGAAGTGGCGATTATAATAAGGAAACACAGCAAATTACCTTGTGGAGTCCTAATAACCTAACTGATAGAAACATTTTAGACTTACAGAAGGAGAAAGAATGAGTAAGATATTTGAAGACTTTGTGGCAGTAGACAAGTATTGCCGTTGGATACCCGAGCTTAACCGTAGAGAGTCTTGGGAAGAAGCTGTTAATAGATACTTTGACTACTTAACACATCGGTTTGATCTTAATAAGATTCTCCCACTTGCAATGAAAGAGGATCTTAAGAAAGCCAAACAGATGATGATAAACCGCGAAATCTTTGGATCAATGCGAGCTTTAATGACAGCTGGTTCGGCCTTAGATAAGGACGATGTTGCTGCATATAACTGCTGTTATGTTGCCGTTAACTCAGTTGAATCTTTCTCTAATATCCTGTATACATTAGCTTGTGGTACTGGGGTTGGATTTTCAGTAGAAGCTGAAGAAGTAAACAAACTACCCCCAGTTCCAAAAACAATCAATAAGCTATCTGAATCAATTGTTGTTGAAGATTCTAGAGAAGGCTGGGCTGAAGCTTATAAGTGTTTTATTACAGAACTATACAACGGTAAGCATTTTACTGTTGACGTAAGTAAAATACGGCCAGCTGGTGCTAGACTTAAGACATTTGGTGGCAGAGCCAGTGGCCCTGAGCCATTTGTTAGACTCATCAAATTTACTGCTAACATCTTTAATAATGCTGGCGGTCGTAAGTTAAAGCCTATTGAAGTACATGATCTTGTTTGTCAGATTGCTGATAGTATTATTAGCGGTGGTGTTCGTAGATCAGCTTTAATCAGTCTCTCAGATCTCAGCGATTACGAGATGGCCCATGCTAAGAGTGGTCCTTGGTGGGAAAAGAATGGCAGAAGATCTTTAGCTAATAACTCTGCTGTATTTGAATCCAAGCCAGACATGGGTACATTCCTAAAAGAGTGGTCTTCTCTTTATGATTCACGTTCAGGTGAGCGTGGTATTTGTAATAGAGAATCAATGAAAAACATTGCAGCTAAGGCTGGTAGAAATCCAGACTATAAGTTTGGAACTAACCCATGTTCTGAGATTATTCTAAGACCAAATCAATTCTGTAATCTAAGTACAGTAGTAGTTAAACCAAATGATCAAGCTCCTCAGCTAATCGAAAAGATTAAGTTGGCTACAATCCTTGGTACTATTCAATCAGCAATGACAAACTTTACTTACTTCCGCAGTAATAACAACTACGAGTTTGAAAATAACTGTAAGGAAGAAAGATTACTAGGTGTAAGTATGACTGGTATCTTTGATAATAACCTAACAAACGGTGGACAAGGTGCTCCTGAGTTAAAGAAACTACTTGAAGCCCTACGATTTGTATCACATGGTATTAACAAAGCATGGGCCAGTGTACTTCAGATTGAAGAAAGCAAGTCTATTACATGCATCAAGCCAGAAGGAACTACTTCCTGTGTAGCTGGATCTGCTAGTGGACTGCACCCAAGATATGATCACTATTACATAAGAAGAATTCGTATGGAAAACAACTCACCTATGGCTAATTTCATGCGTGATTCTGGTATTCCAAGCGAGCCTTGTGTAATGAAGCCTGATCATATTGCTGTGTTTTCATTTCCAATCAAAGCAGATTTTGGTGTAACACAGAAAGAAATCAATGCACTTGGCCATTTAAATCTATGGTTAGCATATCAGTTATGGTATTGTGATCATAAGCCAAGCGTTACAGTTAACTATAAGGATGATGATTTCCTTGTTGTTGGTGGTTGGTTGTGGGAAAATTGGAATCTAGTTTCAGGAGTTTCTTTCCTACCATCAGAGGATCATGTTTATCAACAAGCTCCATTTGAATCTATTACTCTATCTGAGTACGAGAAGATGGATGCTGTTATGCCTAAGTCTGTAAACTGGAGCTTACTATCCAAATATGAATTAGAAGATTCAACAAAAGCTTCACACGCTATGGCATGCACTGCTAATGGCTGTGAACTTACATAAGGAGGGTTTATGCCAACAAGATTTATAGAGTCAGAATATGACATGGATGAAGTTGTTAAAGAAGCGGTTAATCTAGTCAAGCTAACTGACTCAACTCTTGATGTAGGGTTTCATAATAAAAAGATGGTAAAGATTTTTCTTGATAATTTCCATCAAGCAATACATGAAAACCACATAGAACCAGGTCCTAAGAATTTTATGCTAAACATAATGATAAATGAATCAGATGAACAGACTTGAGATTCTTTTATCGCAATGGAGATTAGGGATCATTCGTGATCCCGATCTCTATTTAGCATTGAGTATTATTAATGATTATAGGAATGTAATAAATGAAAGAAAATCTAAGGATATCCAAGGAACTAGTTCAGTACTTGGAAAGAATAATAACTCTACAGACGAGCGATCTAAAACTAAAGGACTACGACAGAGGGGTAAAAAACGGACAGCTAGAAATAGTCCAGAAGATCAAGGTTCTTTATGAAGCTCAAGAAAGGAAGTAACTATGGGTGGTGGTGGTAAAGGTGGTAGTCGTGGTCCCAGTTGGGAACAGCAAACACAATTTCAAAGAGACATGCAAAGAGAAGCATTAGAAGCACAGAAACAAATGCAACTTGAAGCTGAAGAGCGACTAAGAGTACAACGAGAGCAGGAAAAGGAAGAAGAAGCAGAACGTAGACAAGAAGCTGCTCTTGCTAAGGAAGAAGAACTCCGTGCTCAAGAAGAACAAGAAGCAGCTGTCTTTGCAGAAATGACTGGTCAGGTTGGAGAAGAATCAAACGATGAAGGCATGGGCTTTAATCTAGATGCTCCAACAATTGAAAGACCAGAGTACGAACAAGAAACAAGACCAGAATAAGGAGAGTAAATGAAATCCGAAAAGACCATAAAAGATAGGTGGCTTGTCTTACATGCTAAGAGAGACACCAAGTTAAATAAAGCTAGGGCTTGTTCGGCAATAACAGTTCCCTCTTTATTGCCATACCAGTCAATGTCTCAGCAGGATAATCTATTCCAGACTTATTCCTCTGTTCAATCCCGTGGAGTTACTTCCTTGGCTAGTAAAATCCTTAGTGTTCTTATACCCCTAAATGATACACCATTCTTTTCATTTGGGTTAAAAAATGGTAGAGAACCTAGCCCAGAGGTTGCTGAGTATTTAGACAAGTTATCCTATCAGGTCTATCGGAAACTAATTTCTAACAATTTAAGAGAAGCTTCTTACCTTGCCATGCAACATCTAATTGTTGTTGGTGATGTTCTTATTATAATGGAGAACGACTTCTCTTATCGAGTTGTTAGATTAGATCAGTTTGTTATTCGTAGAGATGTTAATGGTGCTGTAAAAGAGTTTATTTACTTAGAGTTTATTTCACCAAGTAATGAAGAACCAGCTAGTGCATATGACTTTATGGCTGGCGAGGAACATCAAAGCGGATACAAGACAGTTTATATTCGTGTTTCACAGACAGAAGATAACAACTGGAAAGTAGAAAAAGAACTTGATGGTGAGATAATTGATGTAGGTTATTATGATGTACTACCATATGTTATTCTTCGTTGGTCAAGCGTGGCTGGTGAGGATTATGGTAGAGCCCATGTAGAAGATATCTATTCAGATATTAAAACACTAGAGGCTTACACAAGAGCTTTAATTCAAGGCATGGGTGCTGGCTCTACCTTCTTTATGGGTGTTGACCCAGCTGGTATTACAGAACTAGATGACCTATCTGTAGCCGTTAACGGTCAATGGGTAGCTGCCCGTAAGAATGAGGTCTTTACTATATCTCCCGGTGACACCATCAATCCACAGCTACAGGTTGGCAATGCAGCCGTAGAATCTATGCGTAAGGAGGTAGGGCAAGGCTTCCTACTACAGACCGCATCTATGCCTACGGGTGATAGAGTAACAGCCACTGCCGTCCGTGCTGTTGGTAATGAATTGGAAACAATCCTAGGTGGTACATTCTCAGCTATTGCTAGAGACTTTATGGTTCCTGTAGTTAAGAGAACAATCTATTT